TCAATTCCCATACCGCCCTCGGCAATCTGGGTAAGCTCAATCTTACGGGTAAATTCTGTTGACTGCTCAAGGCAGTCCATAATGTTTGATGTTACATAAGCAACAAGTGTGCCTCTTGCTTTATATCTGCGGAGCTTGCCGGCAGAGAGAATAGTTTTGAGCTTTGAGTAAGCACTTGCTTTGGTCCATTCGGTTGACTTGGTAGCTGAATGATAGCCGTCTGTTGCCTGCGCCTTTGCGGCAACTTTTGAAAAGAAAAGTGCGTCGGTTTCCGGTGCGACCTGTGTCTGCTCAAACACCTTTGAAATATTCTCAACCTTTGCGGTTGCGTTTGTTTCGTCAACATCTGCCTTATCCACAAGGAACTCAATATCTCTGTCGTGCTCGCAAGTGAAAGGAACATCTGTCTGTGTATATTTGCCTTTGTTCCAACCGCCCTCTCTGCTGTGGTTCTTAAAGCCTGTTGTTGACATCTGTGTAAAGTGGAATGTTCTTGCGCCCACCCATTTTACATTTGAAGTGATGAAGGGTGATGTGAGTGTACCCTGAACGAGAATTTCGAGCAAATCCGGGCTGAACTGCTCTGCATAGTTATTTGTGTTTGCCATAGTTAAATTGTCCTTTCTTAAATATTAAATCTGTTCCATTTCTTTGTCGGAACGCTTGAATTTGGTTTAGTACCGTCTGATGTACCGTTAC